GCGATGAGTGACATTATGTGGTGGGGCTATCTGCATCAGAATAATACCGTTCAAGTCAAACGCTGGTTTGGCGATCATAAGGACTATACGGATGATTGCGAAGGTAACGATTTCGTCCAACGTGTCGTGCCACCGTTTGCAGCATCCACCCGCGAAGAAGCTGTAAAGATTATCACTGAGAGGTTGCAGCCATGAGTGACGCCGTCATAGATATGCTGGAGGAATTGCGGGTCCAGCGCCCACCGGTCTACCTAGCGGATGAATGGGCGCAGTGGGAAGCATCGATCGGCAAGGTGATTGCCGCCTTGCCGAGGCGCGACCAACGGTGGGCCGCGACGGTGCTGGTGGCGAATGACCTGGTCTTGGCCATGCCAGGTCTGCCGCTCACTCTGGCGTACCAGCGCATGACTGAGGCGGTGCTACGAGCAGGAAACACTCTCACGCGCGACGTGCTGGGGAGGCCATGATTACACAACCAGGCATCTATGGCGATATCCCTCTTGTCGATTATATTGCCGATCCATGCCCTGAACCATCACTCTCGTCCAGTGTGGCCCATACGCTCATCACGGAATCGCCTATTCATGCGTTTATCCAGCATCCGCGCCTGAACAAGGGCCGTATTGATAATGGATCAAGCAAAATGGATATTGGGACCATCGTGCACGGCCTGGTGCTCGAAGGTGATGAAAGCCGCCTCGTGATGGTCGAGGCGGACGATTGGCGGACGAAGGTGGCAAAGGAAACGCGAGACGCGGCACGGTTGGCCGGACTGGTGCCTGTATTGGCTGGCGATATGGGGATGATTCGAGAGATTGCAGGGGCCGCGCTCTCAGCGATAGCCAACAGCGAACTGGCCTGGGCCTTCACGCCGGAAGCGGGCAAGCCAGAGCAGACGTTGATCTGGCAGGAAGGGGGCATCTGGTTGAGGAGCCGACCGGATTGGCTCACGAATGACCATCGTTTAATCATCGACCTCAAGACTACGGCAGGCAGTGCGGAACCGTCGCAGTGGATACGCACGATGCTCGGCAATGGAAACGACATCCAGTCGGTGCTAGGGTTGCGCGGTATTAAAAAGCTCGATCCAAAATCACGCTGTCAGTTTGTCTTTTGGGTCGTGGAGCAGAATCCTCCCTATGCCTCATCGTTCGTGGGCCTCAGCCATCAGTTTCTCGAAATGTCCGAGCATAAACTAGAGCGAGCGATACGGCTGTGGAGCGATTGCACGATGACGAATTGTTGGAGCGGCTACCCGTCGCAAGTGTGCTGGGTGGAACCGCCGAGATGGGAATGGACACGCGAACAGGAGAAAGGATTAGCATGATTGCCCAAGATCGCATTCAACGGTTTTGGTCGCATGTACGAAAGTCAAATAATTGCTGGGAATGGACTGGATGCAAGCGAGACGGATATGGGCTGTTTCAGTCAATGTCAGGCAAGAGCGCCGGGAATGCCCATCGAGTCTCCTGGATATTGGCCCATAGTGCTATCCCCGATGGTTTACTTGTCTTGCATCAGTGCGACAATCGAGCATGCGTAAGACCGTCCCATCTATTCCTTGGAACGATTCAAGACAATATGAATGACCGTAACCGTAAAGGAAGACAGGCAAGAGGCGTGGATAATTCGCACGCCCGCCTTACGGAGCAACAAGTCATAGAGATTCGCCTACTTAAACAATCTGGCGTCTACGCAGGATGGGGAACTCGTCGAGATGTTGCTCAACGATTCGGCGTGTCTGGCTATACGATTGCTTCTATTTGGGCCGGAAGATCATGGAGGCATTTATGAGTTATACGTTTAGAAGGGCGATCAGAGAACAGGTTCCTCTTATCATTGGCCTTGCCGGAGGAACTGGGTCTGGCAAGACTTATTCAGCGATGAGACTAGCGAAAGGCATGTCACACGGCAGGCCATTCGCCGTTATAGATTCTGAGAACGGGAGAGCGAGCCACTATGCGGATCAATTTGTCTTTGATGTCTTGGACCTGCGTGCGCCGTTCTCACCTGATGCGTATGCCCAAGCGATTCAGGCAGCCGACAAGGGCGGCTATCCCGTGATCGTGGTCGATAGTATGAGCCATGTCTGGGCTGGCGATGGGGGCGTCCTGGACTGGCAGGAACATGAGCTTGACAGAATGGCGGGCGATGATTGGAAGAAGCGTGAAGGCTGCAAAATGGCCGCATGGATCAAGCCAAAGATGGCGCACAAGCACATGCTGCAGAAGTTTTTGCAACTCAAGGCCCATCTGATCCTATGCTTTCGGGCCGAAGAGAAAATTGAAATGGTGCGCGTTGATGGCAAGATGGAAGTCAGAAAGAAGGAATCGCTCGTAGGGAAGGATGGCTGGGTGCCGATATGCGAGAAGAACGTCCCGTTTGAATGCACCTGTTCCTTTCTTCTGCTCGCGTCGGCACCAGGGAAGCCAAACACCATTAAATTACAAGAGCAACATAAGGTCTATTTCCCCCTCAATCAGCCCATCACCGAGCAGGCAGGGGAGCAGCTCGCACAATGGGCCGCAGGAGGAACGAAGCGTGTGCCGGCTGACACCACAGCCGGGGCGCAGGCGGCAGCGGAGGACGGTATCACCAACCAGAGTTTACATACAAACTCAGTACCCGATACCAGCAACCAGGATGCTCCGCTGCCCTCCTTATTGCCGCAGTACCTCGATCAGATCGCGCTCAGCCAGAGCGTGGCCGAGTGTAGCAAAACGCTGAACACGGCGTTGAAGGATGAGTCGCTGACGATGTTTGAAACCACACAGTTGCAGGAGGCTGGGAAGAAACGAATTGTGCAACTTCGAGGCAGTAAATAGGCAGTAGTAGTGCCAATGTAAATTATTACAAAATTATAACCTCACTAAGGAGCTGAAATGACGAATCAATTACCAGAAAATGACCCGCGCGAAAATGTCGGCAATGCCGATTCCATGGTGGAGTACGAATACAAGGATTTGGAATTACCGGTTCCCATGACCGATCGGGAACGGTTGGAACTCGGGCAGGACATTGCGGCGGCGCAATCGATTGCAGAGCAGGCTGAGAAAGATAAGAAGGCGGCAGACGAATCCTTCAAGGGCACGATCGAAGCGGCCTATGCAGATGTCAGTGAGATTGCTGGCAAGTTGCGGTTTGGCAAGCTCATGAAGATGGTCAATTGTCGGCACATGATGGATTATAGATTGGGGGAGATTCGGATTGTTCGCATGGACGACGGGACAGAGCTGTCTCGACGAGCGATGACCAAGGCCGAGCGTCAAATGGGCATGAATTTCGGCGGTGAAGCCAAGCAGGACTAGCCATGAAGCGGCAGCCGATCAGCGAAGAGGAGTTAGCGGAGATGCAGCAGAAGGTGAACAGGGGGAGGGGTCAGCAAGGGAAACACTTGCCGTTGTCTGGTGCCAATGACGGGCCAGTCCCTAACAAAACGGGTAACACGGTGCGGAATCCACGGATGGCTAGAAACAAGGGTAGGGCCCCGGTGTCGCTACGGGGGAGATCTGTGGAAGCTCTAGGCCGTGCTGGACGTGGAGAGGCGTACAGCCCTGAGGCGGGACAGACAACGCAACTTCGGACGAAGGAGAGCGAACGCAGGACGAATGCCGGTGCGAGACCGGCTCCCTCCCCTCTGACCTTGACGCTCACAGGCCAGTTGCCTGGAGGCAAGAATCAGGTGCAGCTCTCGTTTCGGCATGTTAAGGTTCATAGGTACCCAAACAAGACGTTTGAGAACTGGCGGGCCAAGGCCTTTACGCAAATCATGGAACAGGCAGACTGGGGGCGTCGTACCATCATCAGGGTGCCTGTCCGCCTCACGGTCGGCTATACGCCAGGCGATGCGAGGACGAGGGATGTCAGCGGACAGCTTGACGCGATCTTCCACCTCCTCGTCTACGCCAAGGTGCTGAAAGATGATGGGCTGATCCATGAGCTAGGTGGATGGACGCGGCATGCGATAAACCGGAAAGCCCCAAAGGTGGAACTGACCATTGAGGAGGTGCCCCATGTCAAAATATGACCAGCCACTTACGCGCCTCTAAAATCTGAGGGCAGCACAGTATCCTGTGGAGCTCCGCCGCTGCCTCAA